AAGTACTTCAATATTTGTAAAACCACCGGGTGGTTGTCTCTCTATGAGAATCGTGTCAGCTTCATCGAATATTTCTTTATGATCTTCTACAAATAAAGGAACAAGGTCTACCACATCATTTGTTTTGATGTACTTGTAATCTTCTAGACTTATCTTTTTGAGATACTCAACTTTAATTTTGGGACCATTTCCACATTCAGCCACAACGAGTCCCATATTATGATAGCCGATATCTATGGCTAGTACCTTCATAAGCATCCTTAAGTTATCTTCTTTAATTTCCATGCCACAGATATTCTTAAAAATCCTGGTACAATTGGTGCATTTCCTCTATGAACTACACACGAATCAAATATAATTAATCTATTTTTTAGTGGTTCAATGGAAACTATTTCGTCGCAATTTAGTTTAAAATCTGTATGACCATGTATTTGTTCTACATTTTCGGGATTAATGTCACTCACATATAATAAAGCTGTAAAGTATCCAGGTTTTTCAGAATCCCTGTGCCAACTTCCTCCATTAAGTATCATTTGTCCATTTGCGTAAACTCTATCAATAGTAAAATTACACTCACAAATTTTTTCAATTTTACCCTTTAAATGATCTGTAAAAAAAGGTGAATCATCAAGATATGCGTGAAACCATCTTTGAGGTAAAGCATCTGAAACGACTGTTCTGTGACCAAATTGCCAAATTGGTTTTTCAAAATATTCTTCGGCGAATTTTAAATCCTCTTCATTTAAAAAATTGTCAAGTATGATGGTTTTCATTGTCTTATGTAAATTATTTTATAGTCTTTAATTATAATGAAGATCAAGGCAAAAACCAAAACGCAACTTCTTTGGGGTGCTCTTATGATACTTGTAGTTGTCGTACTCTACATGTACCAAAATCCAAAAGTGGTTGAAGTTCCAGTAGAAGTACCTATGATGCCTGTACCACCTAGACCTATGGTGTCCCAAGAGAGGCCTCGTAGCCCCGAATTTAGGGAGCCTCCGATTAAACAATACAAACCCGGTCATATGCAACAGATGGGAATCCTTATTGGTGAAGGTGATGAGACCCTACCCCTTTACGGTAAGGAAGTGCGAGGGAGAAGAGATCGTTATCACTATTACACCACAACTGGTGGTGAAAATCTATATCCACTCCCCGTAAACCACGATTCTCGTGATTGCATGGATGATATTGGGTGTCAAGAATTATATGGAAATGAATCAGTCAACGTGACTGGTAAGACTGGTTCATTCAATGTAAATTTGTACAGAACGGATGATTTTTTTTAATCGCGTGTAAATCTATGCCCCAGATCAGTTCCCATCATAATTGTGGAGAAAACACTGGAAATGCAACATACCATCATCGCAATCATCATTGGTGGACTTTTAAATGGTAGCTTTACAGTTCCCATAAACATCATAGCACAACACATACACGAACATAATAAGGAGACTAAAGTTGAATTATCAAGATCTTTGTTTTTATCAAAAGCAACGACTGGTGAAGTAAAAATACCACCCATGTTTATTATACGTCAACAAAAATTATTTCGTAGAGACATGACGATGTCCACTTCCCTACCCTGTAATCCTGGATTTCTTGTGAATTTTCTTTTCATTCTCAAGAGTTTCAAAATGGTTTCGTCGTCCAAGTCCTTAAAAAAATCCAAGAGTTCCTCCATGTTACGCATTCCTCTATCTTCCTTTTGTGCCTGAACATACGGCCACGTTTGTTCTCTAAGTGTTGCAACTTCTTCTTCTAATTTCCGTATTCTTGGGAGAAGTACTTTAGTAATTACAACTCCAGCTTCCATGTTATAAGATTGTACACAGTCTTTAAACTGCCCACGTTACACATGTATATTTTACACCTGAATTTTTTACAGGTGCACTTCTATGTATATATGTCCAACCAGATGGAAATATTAAAATTTTACCTTGTTTAGGTCTACATTTTTTACCACACCAAAATTCAGTGCAACCACCTTGATCTTCTTCTAATGTACTCAAATACAATACACATGAAAAAGCGCGTCTTTTTCCATTCTTAACCATATCATCAATGTGCCAGTCATAAAATTCACCCGGTTTCATTTCATTGATAGAATACCCCTCATCTTCTACGCTAGAATATAAATCTTCAATAATTTTAGGTAGAGTATATTTTTTTAAATATAACTTATATTCAGATAACGCTTTTGAAAAGGCGTTGAATAAAACCTTGTCAATATCATCCCAAGATTCAAGCCGTGAAATACCTAAAGTAGTTGATTTTCGAACGTCGTAATCAATTCTACCCTCACCGCCACCAAGTTTTGCGGGTTCTCTCCTATTATCATTTTTGAAACGTTCTATGATTTTTTCGCAATCTTCTTTTGACAGTACATTTTCTATTTCATAAATAAACTCCATATTGTTACAATAACTTAAAACTTTAATAATAGTTTATATTAGATGAATTGTTTGGCATATTCGGATAACGATTTTTATAAATACAGACTAGCTAAGACACGTCAGAACGTATTAAAGGGTATTTACAAGCGCTGTGATGATGTAACATTAAAAGCTCCAGATCCCAAACCTAAAAAAAAGGAAAATATTAGACTTCGTTTACGATTTAAAGAAGCTGTAAAAGATGCTCAGCAAATTTGTATTGAAAAGGGTAACAACTCGGATGAATGTCATGTAGCATGGTATGAAGTTGACGAACTAGAGGATGCCTTGCACCGATTTTACTCAACCTAAGTCCCATAATGTAATTACATATTTCAAGTAACAAAATGTCTCTCAACACCGAAAAAAAACAGTTCCTCAAAAAGATCGGTGGTGGTCTCCACGTTCTCATGACTTGTTCCTACAAAGCTGATGAGATCGGTGTCAAACCAGAATGCCCCGTTGAAGAGTTTATCAAGGACAGGCTCATCACACGTAACACGAGTGTCCCCAACGTTTCTCGTTATTGGTTTTCAGAAGCAAAGTTTGATACGATGGTGGACATCGCGCGTGATGAAGATCTCATCAAACTTCTCAAGTATTTTGATGACATTGACATGTACATGAGACGGGTATATTATGAGTCAAGTTTGTCTATGAGTTCAATGAGTCATGAAGATCAAAAGTTTGCATCTCTCATTGAAAATGAAAAGTTAACCACATTTGAAGATCTACTTAATCACGAGTGATTTCCATACGGTTGAAGGGTGTGCACCTCACAGTGGTTGAAGTACCACGCGACGAGTTAAGGAGTACCTCTGTGTCATCTGCGCTGTAAGCCCTCACATCAAAGCCATCAATTACGCGGACTGACTTGAAGTTATCTGTCACTGTTGTTTCTTGGTCGGTGTGTTTGTGCTCACCCATATAGTCACACTCCTTGTAGTAGTGGACACCTGGGGCACTGGGATCTATGGGTGGAGGAGGTGGAGGAGGTTCTATCTTGATTTCATTCTTATATGTGAATAAAAGGTAAAATATCAAAAATACGATTGGAATGATGATTAGACCAAACATCTATTATTAGTTTACAAATTTAATTTAAGCTTTGGTAATTCTTAAACTCTTAATCGGAGTTTCGAGGCATGATACCTCTTTTGGTCCAGTGTATGATATTTTTACACCTTCCTCATTTTGCTTATTATAAGTGTCAATTTTATATCCACTTGTGAGGATAAAAGATTTATATCTTAATGAACCATCCATGACTCCATAATCTTCTTCAGTTTCGGGGAGATCACCTTGATATTGAAATATGTCACCACCGTAGTTACATTCCTTGAATAAATGAATACCGGGTGTACTTAGTAATGCATCTATACGTTCTTTTCTATCCTGACTCTTTTTCAACATTACGATTCCCACAAAAATACCAACTGATATTATAAGTAATACAAAAATTACAAAAGCTATGGTTGCTCCATTCATAGTTATTATTAGTTTACAAATTTAATTCCAAATCTCTTTGACATAAACTTTTTGACACCCTCAAAGTCTGGATAACTCCAGAGATACCAACGTGACCAGAATCCCGCGCCGTCAATACCACTGATTTTCCAATCCTCCTTGTCACTGGAATTGACATCAAGCATCATTGTTTGAATTTTCTTTGGATCTCTCTCAGCAATAATACGTTTAGGAACTCTTCCACCGTGCCTAAGAACATAGGAACGCATTCTTGAAGGTGTTTTATGTTTTGTGTAGTCTGAGTACCCACTGGCCCCAAAGTCAACAGTTCTTCCATCTTCAAGTGTGGCCCTGAATTTCTTTTTGCGATCAGGACTTCTCGTGATTTTGACCTGCATGTTACTATTTTAAAATATTTTAAATTATAAATGATATTTGATCAATCAAAAAGACATTTCATAACAAAGATATGTCCGGGAATACGTGCGTTATTTTCTAATACTAGGGAGTCAAATCGGGTGGGGAGAGAACCATCTAATAATATAGAACGTTTTATTAAGAAAAATATACTTATTCACACAGATGAAGATACGTATCATTTTTCAGTTGGAAAGTTTGGATTATGTCTTAAGATGTTAGGAAATGATGATATACACACATTACTCACGTTCTTTGACTCTATAAATATAACAATTCAAGATGTATTTAGAGAGGCAGATATAAATGCTCTTTATTTAACCGAAGATGAACTCAAAATTAAAACACTTATTGATAGTGGAGATATAGAAACTTTTAGAGACTTTATGTACTATTAATTACTTACGGCAAGCACCACAGTAACCCTCCTTCTTAGCCTCGGGCCAGAAGAAGAGACGCTCATCACCACGTTTCACGCGGTAGAGGTGATCATACATGTGGAGGAGACCAATCGCAAGGGCGGCAGTAGACACAGCAACGCGGTTCATCTTTCGGACGCTCCAGGCATAAGCCAATAGGAGACCGATGAGGGTGAGTTGGACAACGGTGAACTTGGGGAGTGCAGGCATCACAAAACGATGCTCAATAGTCTTAACTTCGTTGGTAGGTTCAGGGGTGTACTTTTCCATTCGCTTTCCGCCGTAACCGGGCATTTTTATTTTATACCAAGAAATTAATGTGGCCCATCCTGATATTGTCTTCGGCTCTTATACTTCACGATTATCTAAAGTCGCCCATAGATAAGTTATACTTTCAAACCCCATTGAGACCCCTGGTAGGTATGAGAAACACCTTAATAGATCTTATTGTCTGGTGTTCTGAACATAAAACGAATGATTATCCAGGATTATGGCTCATAAAACTACATTACGAAAAGATTAGGGAAGAGTTTCAAGAAGTTTCAAAGAGTGTCAAGAAATATCTCTTTCACGAACTTGATCCATGGTTTGACGAGAATCCAAATTATTACTATTACAAGGTGGAAGACTTTCCTGTATTAAATGGTCTCATCAAACAAATACCATGTATCTGTCACGATACAGCCATGTTTGCTGTCATGGACGGACCCATGTCTATAGCACCACATCGTGCTGAAACAAACCTCTGGCTTCGGTATCATCTCACTATAGAGAGTGGTGGTGATTGCACACTCTATACTGAGAAGGGGTCACATAAACATAGAGAAGGTGAAGACTTTTTGTTTGATCATGCAAGAATACACAGTGTTGACAAACAGGGGATACAAAAAAGAGTTGTTCTCATCTTAGATATCAAGAGATTCTAGATGTTTACGGCATACGGCGATATACATATCACTTCCACCAATCAACTCAAGTTCTTTATTATCTACGATTCTCTTTGTAAATGGACCAGAGTTTCCGTTATTACAACGCATACATAAGGCTGAAAGCTTTGTAACTTCACAAGCCATTGGAATGCAGTCAAGAATTTCCCCCCATTTTCTCTGAAATGAATCAGCGTCTAAACCCGCGACGATTACATCCTTTTTTTCAAAAAGGCAATAGTCTACAAACTTTTTAAGACGTGGGTAAAACTGGGCTTCGTCAATGGCGATAATATCAGCCATTTCAAAGTCATGTGTATGCACTATATCAAATAGGTCATACACTTTATGACAATTAAATTTGACATTATCATGGGTTTTCAAAACTTCATCGGGTGATCTCGTATCTTTGGCTGAATTAACAACGAGAATATTCTTGCCAATGACTTTCAGGCGCTTAAGTCGTCTGATAAGTTCCGAAGTTTTACCTGAAAACATATTTCCCATAATAATCGAAAGACCCATTTCCGCTGATTAATATAATATTGTATTTTTTATATGGGTGAAATTCACAAGGCTTTTTTCAATGGTCACAAGGGGTACTACAACCCAAAGACTGGTCGCGTGAAGTTTGGATCTAAAGTGTATCCAAGTATTGAGGTGGCTGTAAAATATCTCAGGGAAAAGTAAGATGACCCTCACAGATCAGGAGATATCTAAGAAGGTTCGTGAATTGCGTAAAACGAAGGGTCCAATCTATGCACCCCTTAAATATTTTAGGGGTCTCAAAACCCTCAAAGATGTGGAGACCCGCTACAAGAAGATGCTCAAGAAGGACTACAAAGATTTCAAGACTGATGAAGGTGTGAAGACCCGCACCTCTTCATACACCCAAAAGTTTAGAAAGAAGTATGGGTCGGAAGTGAAGTCACTTCCAGAGATAGCCAAGGCTACAAAGATACCTCTCAAAACTCTTCAAACAATTTACAATAGAGGACTTGCTGCGTGGAGAACTGGGCATCGTCCAGGAGCTTCTCCACAAGCATGGGGTTATGCTAGAGTTCATAGTTTTGTTATGAAAGGGAAGACGTACTACACGGCTGACAAAGATTTACGGAATTGACGCGATTCATAGATTCCATGAAAAAGTCATATTCACCGTTTTTACACAAAAAGACATTCTGTTTTGTATCATCTTCAATATTTTTTAAGAGTTCGGTAAGCCAATCATACTTGTCTAACCAAACGTCTTCTTGCATAATTCGTATAACTCGAAAACCGTTATCATTTGCATGCACTTGCTTGACTAAATCAACAGCATGCCGTTCTTCAAATGATGATTTCCAAAACTTGACATCTTCAAAATGTTGTCTTCCATCCAGTTCAATTATCACACATCTTTCCTTGATACAGAAGTCAAATGGATAGTAACATTTGGTTTCTGGATTTTTACACCAATTCACCCTAAATTCCCTTTCAATTCCAGGGTAATATTTCACTAAATATTGGTATATCTTCTTTTCGGTTTTATTTTTACAAATTCCACACCATCCACCACGACCAGAGACATGATTCACTAAAGTTTCAAAGGGGTTTGAACATGTGTCACAGTTAAACCACGCGTTTCTATTTGCTGCCATACAGATATCTCTTGGTGTCACTGGTTTATTTTTAGTTGGATGCCAGTGTATCGCTTTTGGGTGTGAAGCAAATGACTTTCTAAAACAAAAATCGCAACCGATTGTATCACAAAGTTCGTTACCACGGCAGTATGGGCACCATTGATCCAGACCAGATATATTAGATAAACATCCTAGAAAATCATGTGGACATTTGTCACATTTAAACCAATATTTTGGACTTGATGAACTCCTCGCAACATCTCGAGGTGTCACTGGTTTATTTTTAGTTGGATGCCATTGGTCCGCTCTTGGATGTGACGCGAATGATTTTAATAAACAATGGTGACAGGTGTTGTCTTTGCATAATTTTTTAACTGGTTCTGTACAATATGGACACCAAGTACCTTCGTTAATATGACCTAGAGTAGCATCAAAATTATGTGGACATGTATCACATTTGAACCACGCTTTCAAATCATTACACCGGGTAACACCTCTTGGTTCCAGATCACCGTTCATTTCAGGATGCCAGTGTATCGCTTTTGGGTGTGAAGCAAAGGAATTCTCGTAACAGAATTGACACTCTATATCATCACATAGTTTTCTGTGTGTTTTTGAACAATATGAACATCCCCATCCTTCTTTGTCATTCTTAACTCTGAGGTAGCTTACAGCTTTTTTAAACTCGTGATGACAATCTAGACATTTAAACCAATATTCGTCATGTGTTCTTTTGGCTATGTCTCTCGGTGTCACTGGTTTATTTTTAGTTGGATGCCAGTGTATGGAATTCGGATTTGAAGCAAACGAATTCTTAAAACATATACGACAGTTTATATCTTTGCATCGCATTTGATTTGAACAATATGGGCAACCAAGAGTGCTTCCACGAGTCGCGAATATGTTATTTTTATAATCATGAGAACAAGTCTTACACTGAAACCAGTAGTCTTTAGTGTATGAACCCTTCATGACATCTCGAGGTGTCACTGGTTTATTTTTAGTTGGATGCCAGACTTTCGCCTCTGGTTGAGAAGCAAATGATTTTGATAGACATATTTGACATTCTAAATTCTGACATAGTTTTTTCGGTGGGTTTGAACAATATGGACACCAAACACCTCTAGTAACATGACTTAAAGAACTTTCGAAATCGTGCATGCAATTATCACATTTGAACCAAAATTCATCCGTTGTTCCTTTGACTACATCTCTTGGTGTAATTCGGTCATTCTTATTTGGATGCCAATACACAGACTTTTCACATGAAGCAAATGAATTTTCATGGCAAAACTGACATTCGAGATCTTTGCATAATATCTTGAAGGTTGGAGAGCAGTAGGGGCACCATTGATTACTACAAGAAATCTTACATAATGGAATCTCAAAACTGTGGGGACATTTATTACATTTGAACCAAAATTTGTCTCCAGTTGAAATAAAAACATCTCGTGGTTCCACGTCATCGTTCATTTCAGGATGCCAGTGTATCGCTTTTGGGTGTGAAGCAAATGATTTTTCAAATGTTTTTGGTTTAAGTTTTTCCTTTTTACTACAATCTCGGTTCATCCATATTTTTAAATGTCGGTTAAAATTACCTTTACTATCGGTTTTATACCCACATTTTTTACATTCAAACCTTGACATCTTAACATATTTTCGGTTAAAGCTTTAATCAACTTAGGTTGTAAATGTCTCGTATTAGCTGGCAAGACTACTTCATGCAGACCGCAGAGCTTGCCTCGGTTCGGTCCCCTTGTGAGCGACTGAAGGTGGGGTGTGTCCTCGTAAAGAAGAATAGACTCATTAGTATGGGTTACAACGGTTTTCTTGCGGGTACCAATCATAACTCCATTGTGAGAGATGGTCACGAACAAGCGACAATCCACGCCGAGATTAATGCTATCACCGATGCAGCGAAGAGGGGTGTCTCCATTGATGATACCGAAGCATATATCACACACTATCCTTGCATTAATTGTTACAAGGCTCTAGCGAGTAGTGGTGTTAAAAAAATATATTATAAACATGATTACAAAAACAATCCAATTGTAGAGGAATTAGGGTATAATATCCCTGTTGTGAAACAGGATCCCTAGAGTCTTTTAAGATGTTTTCTCACTTCCTTTGTGTATGTTAGTGTGCAGATTGCATAACTGAAAAGATTGATAAACACCTGTCCACTCATAATATGAAGTCTCACCCAAAAGTTTTCATATTTGAAGTAGTACCAAAATAGAATAGTCA